ATGAATCCGAGGTTTAGGACGGGCGTTAGGTGTTAGGAGCGGCAACAATGCGGGCGTGGTAAGGGATTTCCTCCGCCGCCTCTTTGTCGGTCCGTACAGCGCCACGATCCTGCAGGAATCGTCGGGCGCGATCCCATTCGTCGGCCCGTCGAACGCGCTGCGCTACACGCCCGTGTATCGCGCGGTCACCCTGATCGCCGGCGACATCGCGCGCATCGAATGCGAAGTCTCCGCGGCTGGCGCAGACTCTCTGCTGAAGTCGCCGAGTCGGTACATGTCGGCATTCGAGTTCCGACGCGCCATGACGATGCAGGTGCTGCTGTACGGCAATTCATTTGCAGCGATCAACAAGACGCGCGGCGGAGAACTGCTTGAGCTGATCCTGCTTGAGCCTGACAGCGTGTCGCTTGACCTTACCAAGACAGAGCCGATCTACAAGACAAGGCTCTACGGCGACTTGACGCTGGACCAGGTGTTCCACCTCAAGGCTCCGAACGTCAACGGTCTTTGGGGCGAATCGCCCGTCAGCCTCTGCCGCACGTCGCTGCAGCTCATGGCCGCGCAAGAGGACATGGCGCTCAAGGCTTTCAGCAACGCCGGCAACCCGAAGATCGCGCTGGTGCATCCTGGTCCGCTGTCGCTTGAGGCGCGCCAGCGCATCATGGCGGACTACGAGGCGAAGCACGCGGGCACGTCGAACACGGGCAAGCCGCTGGTGCTTGCTGAGGGAATGCGCATTGAACGGATCAGCTCGACGCTTGATGACGCCGGCCTGCAGGCTGCGCGGCAGTACAGCGTCGGCGACGTGTCGCGCATCTACGGCGTGCCGTCCTCGTACCTCTCGGAGACGGCAGGCCCGTCGTATGGCACGCTTGAATGGCTCTCGCGCATGTACGTGGATTCGTGCCTCATGCCGTGGCTCCAGTGCTGGCGCGCCGAGATCCTGACCAAGCTTGCGGGCACGGGTGAAACGGTCGCATTCGATACCGATGACCTTGTGCGCCCAGGCATGGCCGAGACGATGGCCGCGCTCCGCACCGCCGTCGAGGCGGGCGTGATGACGCGCAACGAAGCGCGCGAGGAGCTGGACCTTCCGCCGCTTCCTGGACTCGACACGCCCACGCTCGCGCTCAACGTCGGCGCCGGCGGCGGCTCGACCAACATCGGCGACGACACAAGCGAAAGCGCGGGGACTCCCAATGATTTCTAGACGCGACTTCACTGCAGCCGAGCAATCCATCGACGGGCGCAAGCTTGCCGGATACGCTGCCGTCTACGGGCAGGACTCGCGCGAGATCGTCGAGAACGGGCGCAAGTTTGTCGAGCGGATCGCGCCGGGCGCGTTCAACGAGACCCTGTCGAGCGGCGCGGACGTCAAGCTTTTCTACAACCACGACGCGTCGATGCCGCTCGCGCGCACGCGCTCTGGCACCCTCAAGCTCCGCAGCGACCGCAACGGGCTTGCCTTCGAGGCGACGTTGCCCGAGACCACGCTTGGCAACGATGTCCGCGCGCTTCTTGAGCGCGGCGACCTAAGCGGCGAGATGTCATTTGGCTTCTACGTCAGCGATGACAGCTGGAACAAGGACCGCAGCCAGCGGCTTGTCAAGCGCGCGCAGCTTGTCGAGGTGTCCATCGTCCAGGACGCCGCCTATCCCCAGACCAGTTCGAGCCTGCGGAGCGTTTCCGCGGCATACACGGAAGCCGCCTATCTGCGGCTCGCACTCCACTTTAGAAGGATGTCCGAAAATGTCTGACGAGTTGAATGAGCTTCAGTCGATCACCCATGAGTACCGCAAGAGCCTTGCGGCGTACGAGGCGCGCACCGGCCGCGCGCCGCAGAGCGTCGACACCCGCGGCAGCGGCGAGGAGCGCGAGAAGTTCGCCAAGATGGACGCCGACCTCGACGCCGTCGAGATGCGCGCGCAGCTCGCTGCGACGCAGGCGCGCCTTGCAAAGCTCGAGGCGCAGCCGACGCTCGAGTCGCGCGCGAGCAAGCCCGCCGTCGCCGGAAGCCCGAACGATCCCGACAGCGCGGCGTACGCGTTCCGCTGGCTGCGTGCGTCGGTCCACGGCGATCACGCCGAGCTCCGCGCCCTTTCGCTCGGCAGCTCAAACGCTGGCATTCCGACCGACATGGAGCGCCGCATCATCAACCGCCTCCGCGAGGCGAACATCATGCGGCAGATCTCGGTGGTGTCGAACGTCGATTCCAAGCGCACGATCACCGTCGAGAACGCGCTCCCGACCACCAACCTCATCAGCGAAGCGGGCACCGTCACGGCCTCCGATCCGAGTTTCTCGACCGCAATCAGCATCATTCCCTACAAGTACGCCACGCGCGTCACGATGTCGCAGGAGTTCATCGAGGACGCCATCGGCAACAACGGGATCGGCTCGGCGCTCGACTACGTCGCCGACAAGTGCGCTCTCTCCATCGCGCTCAAGACCGAGGAGGCGTTCACGGTCGGCACTGGTAGCTCGCAGCCCGAGGGCGTCGCCCGCAACGGCTCTGGAATTACCGCAGCCGTCGACCTTGCCGGAAGTGCGTTGACTAGCGCCACCGCGGACAACATCCTCGACGTGGCGTACAGCGTCTCGCCTGCGTACCGCAACAGCCCGCGCTTCCGCTACCTGATCTCGGATGCGATGCTGCGCCACATCCGCAAGCTCAAGAACACCGTCAGCACCAGCGGCCAGCTTGAGTACATCTGGACGCCGGGCACGTCCACGGTCAACCAGGCCGTCGGCGGCCTGCCCGCGACGATCTTCGGGTTCCCGTACTCGGTCGGCCAGTACGTGGTCGGAAGCGGCACCACCAACGGAGACGTGTTCCTCATGGCTGGCGACTTCAACTACTTCGAGATCTTCGACCGCACCGGCATCACGTCGATGGTCGACCCGTACTCGAACAGCTCGACGCACTCGACCAACCTGATCTTCTACACGCGGACGGACAGCCACATCATGCTGCCCGAGGCCTTCCGCACCCTGACTTGCTGATTATCTCCACTCCTCGCCCACTAGCCGCGGAAACGCGGCCAGTGGGTTTCCATGAGCATTCCGCTCTCGACAATCAAGTCAGCGCTCAAGATCGACTACGACGACGATGACGTCGATCTGATCCGCCTCCGCGAGGCGGCGGCTTCGCTCATCGAGCGCAAGTGCGAGGTCACGCTCGCGCCGACGGACAAGACGCTGTACCTCGCGAAGTTCACCGACACCCTGCTGCCTGATCATCCGTTCATCGGGCTGACCAGCGTGACGTACTACAACGGCTCCAACGTCCTGACCACGATGCCGGCGGGCGATTACTGGATCGACCGCACCGATGGCCCGATGGTGCGCATCCGGTTCCTTGAGGAACCGGTAACGTACGAAGGCACCGCCATCTCGGTGAACTACACCGCCGGATACGAGTACGTGCCCAATGAGATCGTCCACGCGATCATCGCGCTGGTCGGCGCTTGGTACAACAATCCCGAGGCATTCCAGCCCATCGGGCTTAGCGTGGTGCCGATGTCCGTCGAGTACATCATCTCGGCCATCGGCACGGGGAGCCGAATCCGATGATCTCCGGTGGCGTTCTTCGATGGACCGCGACGGCATCGCAGCCGACCAACACGCTCGACGCCATCGGAATGCGCACGGCCACTTGGATCAATATCGGCACGTTTCGATGCGACATGCGCGAGCAAAGCGCCGCAGAGCAGAGCTACGCAGACGGAGTCGCCGTGGTCCGCAACGTCGAGATACGCGCGCGCTGGCAGGCGGTCGAGAACATCAACCTATCCGAGGTCTGCCGACTGACCGTCCGCGGGCGCTCGCTCAAGATCAACGCCATCCAGAACCTTGATGAAGCCGACCGAGTCGCCGTCATCCAGTGCACGGAGGTGAACTGATGGCAAACGTCGTGCGCATAGAGGAAGCTGTTAGGGCGATGCTGAGTGCATCCGTAGCGGTGGGAACCCTCGTCGATACCCGCATATCACATGGTTACAGGCTGCAAAACACAATACTCCCGGCGATCACGTACGAGGTAATCAATGCGGTGCAGCAATCATTGTCCGGGGGCACCGAGCTCTGGCTCGCGTCAGTTGAGATAAACGTGATTGCATCAAGCACGAAGGAAGCCCTTGACGTGTTGCCAGCGCTTCGTATTGCGTGCGTCAAAGGCACGTATGGGACCGCCGTCTTCGAGGCGGTCATCTGGAACGGGCATACCACGTCGGCTGCGGTGGTCGGCGAGGGCGACGAACAGGAACCCGCCGAGGTCACGGCGTCCATCGACATCTACTACAGGGACTAACCCATGGCAATCAATGCAGCTCTTACGTCTCTAACTTGGAAGGGCGTCGCGGTTCCTGCGGTCGGTTCCGCCTCAATCAGCATTTCGCGCCCTGCTCTTGACATCACCCCCATCGGAACCCCGACGC